ATGCTGGACCAACAACTGGGGCATCTGCAACACCATCATTTAGGGCTTTGGTGTCTAGCGATATACCTGCATTGCCATACGGCACAGGAACTGTTACAAGTATTACCGCAGGTACTGGTTTATCTGGCGGTACGATAACAACTACAGGTACGATAGCTTTAGCTAACACAACGGTTACTGCGGGTACTTATGGGTCTAGCGTGGCTATACCGTCAATCACGGTCAATGCGCAGGGGCAAATAACCTCTGCCACTACCAACCCATTAAATTCACCGTCCTATCAGGGAACGTGGAATGCGGCTACAAATAGCCCTACATTAACCTCTAGTGTTGGCACAAACAACAATTATTATGTTGTCTCGACAGCAGGAACAACCACACTGAACGGTATTTCATTGTGGTCTGTTGGCGACTGGGCGATATTTAACAGCACTACAAGTGCGTGGGAAAAGATTAACGGAAGTTCCTCAGAGGCGTTTAACAGCATTACAGTAACTGGGTTGACTGGTTTCATGTACGCCAACGGCACAAGTGCTGTGACCAACGCCACAACTGCTCAGGCATTGAGTCTGATTGGCGTCGTGCCAATCGCAAACGGCGGTACAAACAGCACAGCAACGCCTACTGCAGGCGGTGTTGGTTATGGCACAGGTACTGCACATGCCTATTCTGCCGCAGGAACAACCGGACAAGTGTTGCTTTCAGGCGGCACTGGCGCGCCAACATGGTCAAATCTGTCAAGCATTGGCGTGACGACTTTTAGTGGCGGCACAACAGGATTGACGCCTGCCACAGCCACTTCTGGTGCAATTACGCTTGCCGGTACTTTAGGTGTCGCAAATGGCGGCACAGGATTGACTTCGCTGACAACCGGATCACTGGTCTATGGTGCAGGCACAAGCGCATTTAGCACTTTGCCAATCGGCACTGCAAACCAGATTTTGACTGTCAACTCAGGAGCAACGGCACCCCAGTGGTCAACTCTGTCTGGTGTGGCTGTGACAACACTCAGTTTTGGCACTACAGGTTTGACACCGTCCACCGCGACCTCAGGCGCAATTACTGTGGCAGGAACGCTTGCAACAGCCAATGGCGGCACTGGATCAGCAAGTACCGTCAGCACCATCGCATCGTTCAACAACTTTGCGCCGGGCTACACTAATGTGCCCACAGCAGGCGGCACAACAACGCTGACGAACACTGCGACCTTCTACCAAAACTTCAGCGGCACAAACACACAGACTGTCAAACTGCCTGCTGAAAACACAATTTTGGCAGGTACAGCTTATGTGATCGACAACGATTCAACAGGCAATATCACCGTTCAAGACAGCGCAGGCAATTTGTTGGCGACTGCTGTTCCCGGTGGTGCAGGTTGGATTTATTCGACATCAGCAAGTGCGGCGACAGGTAACTGGGCCGGTTATTTGTTACCTCCCGGCAATAGTTCAACAGGATTGCTCACATGGGGTTCTGCCGGTCTGAACATGGCAAGCAGTTACATCCAAGGCGTGACAACCTTGAACATGTCTGGTCAATTGACCAATACGGTGGCGACTGGAACCGCTCCATTTACAGTAGCAAGTACAACTCAAGTAGCAAATTTAACGGCAACAAACTCTGTAAACACTGGCATTACAGCGACTTCAACTGGAGCTACAAATTACTTGACTTTCGTTACTGCTACTAGTGGAAATCTCCCACAATTGGTAAACTCGTCAATAACTTGTAACGCAGTCAATGGGACGATAACTGGGGGAATTGCGGGTGGAGCATTTTAATGAATAAAGTTACAATTAAGAAAAGGAACTAATCATGTCGCAAACTGGCTTCACGCCCATTTTGATCTACGGAAGTACGACTTCTGGGAATACTCCATCATCTGCAAATCTAACTACAAGTTCTAATGGTGTAGAGATAGCTATTAATGCTACAGATGGAAAGTTGTTTTATAAGGACAACTCAGGAACTGTTCAAGTAATGGCTACCAAGGGAACAGGGCCTATTGGTGGATCAAATACACAAGTTCAATATAACAGTTCTGGGGCATTAGCAGGTTCTGCTAATTTGACTTTTGATGGAACAACATTAACTGCAAATACTCTTAGCGTATCAACATCCACAACTACCCCTATTGTTCAAAGTTCAGGTTCTTTATTATTAAAGACTAATGGTACGACTACTGCGGTAACGATAGATAACTCACAAAACGTGGGTGTGGGTGTTACTCCTAGTGCATCTAGTACAAAAACTATTGAATTGATAAATGGGTTTTCTTTGACAAAAGGCGATGTTTCTTATGGTGGATATGTTGCAGGAAATTGTTATTGGAATGGTACAAATTGGATATATACAACATCTCATTATGCTACTTCATATGGTCAGTTAGAAAGTTCTGGTCAACATCAATGGAATATAGCCGCATCTGGCACAGCAGGTAACGCCATCAGCTTTACCCAAGCAATGACACTAGATAATAGTGGGAATTTATTGGTTGGTACTACAAGTGGCACAGAAAATAGGATTTTTAAATATTCTACCACATACAGTACAAGAATTGAAAATTTATCTAATTCGACAGGTTCTACATTATTGTTGCAATCTGGAAGGTCTGCTGGAACTGGTTTTACAAACATTGAATGTTATGCAAACGGAGCATTAAATTTTCAAGTTTTGGGAAATGGTAACGTACAAAACACCAACAACAGTTATGGTGCAATTTCCGATATAAAGTTAAAAGAAAACATAGTTGACGCTACGCCAAAGTTGCCTGATTTGATGCAAGTCAAAGTTCGGAACTACAACTTGAAAACTGACCCAACACACAAACAGTTGGGTGTTGTAGCGCAAGAGTTGGAAACTATATTTCCTTCAATGATTGAAGATACGCCTGACCGTGATGAAAAAGGTAATGATTTAGGCACAACTACAAAATCAGTCAAATATTCTGTATTTACCCCAATGCTAATCAAAGCCATGCAAGAACTTAACGCAGAAATTCAATCACTCAAGGCTGAAGTAGCCACACTCAAAGGAGCTTAATATGAATACTTATGTATGGTCAATTTCTGCGCTAGACGCATATCCTACAACACCACAACCTGATTGCGTGTTTTGCGCCCATTGGCAATGCGTTGCGACTAGCGACCAAACCCAAACAGTAAATGGGCAAACAGTCCCCTATACCGCAAGGATTTATAGCACTTGCAACATTGTTTACAACCCAAATGAACAATACATTCCTTATGCCAATTTGACACAAGCAGAGGTATTAAGTTGGATTTATGAAAATGGCGTTGACCAAACCGCAACAGAAGCGGCTATTACCACCAACATCAATGCACAGTTAAACCCAACGCAAGTGCAATTGCCTTTGCCTTGGAATACTCCTGCGGCATAATGATGAAGGGGAAGCCACCACCTTATTTGGTTGCCGCCATAAAAGAACTATCAGCACAAGTAACAGCTCTAGAAGCAAAGGTAGGAATATGAACCAACTCACCACACTATTAAAAGACAAGCACGTTCTTTGGGCGTTGTTTATTGCGGTTTTATCAGTAGCCCAAGGTTTTCTGTTTGTCTTTCCGCTGACACCTGTTCACCAGATGTTAGTGGGCATTATAATTTCCGTGGTCGTGGTATTACTGCGATACATTGAACTTAACCAATCTACAGGGAATTAATATGCAAGAAATAAAACTATCCGTACAAACACTTAACATGGTTATGAGCTATCTTGGAACAAAGCCTTTTCAAGAAGTATTTCAGATCATTGAGGCGGTTCAAAAAGAAGTGAATGCACAACAAGCTGAAACACCGAAAGAGTAATCATGGATGATGTTGAAACCCGCATTGCTGTTCATGAAGCCATTTGTGCTGAAAGATACAAACGCATAGAAGAGTCCTTAGATCTAGGAGAAAAGAGGATGACCAAGATAGAGTATTTACTCTATGGGGTTATGCTTTGTGTCTTGCTTGGACCAGGCGTTGCGGCTGAATTCATCAAGAAAATCTTTGGGATATAAAAATTGATCCATTTACCCTCATCGCCACCGCCAACATTGCCTTCAAAGCAATCAAGCAAGGATGTGAGATGTTCCGAGAGGGACAAGCCATTGTCAAAGACGTTGTCAAGACGGCTAACGAAGTCAAGGCGATTGGCAAGGAAGTCGGTGGCATTTTTGGTTTTTTCAAGAATTTGTTTGTTTCTAAAGAACAAGAAAGAAAACTTGAAGATTTAAGACCTGTTAAACAGGCTAAAAAGAAAGCAGATGAGTTTGATCCAACGGCTTTGTACTCTGAGATCAGCAAGAATTTGACAGCGTTCTATAAGGCTTATAACGCTCTCAAGATGCATATTGCGGATGAGGAGGAAAAGTCAAAGACTGTTTACGATCCAAATGGGGATCAGACAGAAAGAGCAATTAACAGGGTTCTTGCAATGACCAGAATGGAAGAGATGCAGGTAGAACTAAGGGAGTACATGATTTATCAAGTGCCCCCTGAACTGAAGGATTTGTACACCCGTGTGAGGGAAATGATTGGAACTGTACAACAGGAACAGTTAATTGCTAGAAGGGCTTATTTTCGCAATAAGAAGAAAATAGAAGAGGAAATTGCAGAAAAAAAGCGAAAAGAGTGGTTTAAAGTGGCTTGTACCGTTGCAATAGCGTTTGTGGCAATTTACTTAATGGGTTTTATGTGGGCACTTCATCGAGTGAGTCATGGGCGTATGTACTGATCATTGTGATATTGGCATTGTTGTTTGTTTTGATTATTCCTGTTCTTGGTTTCATGTACATGGATATTCGTCAAGAGAGAATTTTGATGGAGTCCAACATTAAAAGAATAGAAAAGCTGAAAAAAGAAGTAGAGGCTGAGAAGGAAAAATAATGTTTAGTTTAACGAATCCTTGGATATTGATAGGTATTTTTTCTGTGGTGATTAGTAGTTACTTCTATGGTCATTATCAGGCGTATATTGAGCAAGAGGCTGAGGTGGCTAGACTGAACCTGATTGAGCGTGAAAAAGAAGCTGAGATGGTTAAAATAGTTGATAGCTATGCAACTGAATTAAGGAAAGCAAATGATCAAGCTAAAGCCGAGATTACTAAATTACAGTCTGATGTTGCTAGTGGTGCTATACGGTTGTCAATCGCCACCCGCAGCGTTCAAACCAGCTCAGATACCTCCCCTACCTCTGGAAATACAGAAACAAGATCCGAACTTGACCCAGAGGCTGCTAACGCTCTTATCACCATCGCCTCAGACGGAGACAAAGCCATCCGTTCCCTCAACGCCTGTGTTGACATCTACAACGAAGTAAGGAGTAAACAATGAAAGACTGGACGCTAAAAGGATGTGTAACTATGATTGCAACTCTCTCCTTGATGGGGGTTATTGCATCAATGATTTGGATGTTTGTCCAAGCGGTTCTTGATCCAACTGTGGATGACAAGATTGTGTTTGATATTGTTGGACCTGCGTTTCAGTCTATCTGTGGTGGGTTCTTAGGTTTAATTACAGGTATCCATATTGGAAAGGCACAAAATGAATCTCAGTGAAAACTTTACATTAGAAGAGCTAACTCACACAGATCACCGTGAGTTGGATAACACCCCTACAGATCATGAAAAATGTATTGTGGATGGTAAAGAAGAAATTATTGATGCCATAGCTAACTTGCCTCGTTTGGCTGCTTTCTTAGAGGAAGTTAAAAAGGTTCTTGGTGGTAAGCCAATCATGGTCAACAGTGCCTTTAGGTCTGAGGCAGTTAATAATGCGGTGGGGTCTAAGAATACGTCTGATCATAGGAGAGGCTGTGCTGCGGATCTACGAGTTCCAGGCATGACACCAGATGAGGTGACCAAGGCAATTATTGCTTCTGATTTGCCTTACCAACAGGTTATCCGTGAATTTGATCGTTGGACACATGTATCGATGGTTACGCATATTGGCGACACACCCAAGAAGTCAAAGTTGATTATTGACAAATCAGGTACACGAGTTTATGCATAATGAGTTGGGGTGACTTTTTTCCCAATACCATTTAAAATAGGGGGAAAGGGGTAATTATGACTGTATCCAGTGTGAATCCATCATGGGTGATGACTTATAGCAGTCTAACATCCATTGTACTTCAGTATTTGGAGCGTAGTGACACGGCTGTTGTAAATGCCATTCCTACGTTTATTACTCTAGCTGAGTTTGAGATTGCCCAAGAAATCAAGACTTTAGGGCAGTTACAACTTGTACAGTCTCAAGTATCTATAGGAAACCCAGTCTTACAAAAGCCCGCTAGATGGCGCAAGACAGTATCACTAAATATTACTGATTCTAGTGGTAATAAGAATCCAGTATTACTACGCAAGTATGAGTATCTGACTAATTATTGGCCCAATAATACATCGACTGCTCAGCCTTTGTATTATGCAGATACTGATTGGGATCATTTTTATTTAGCTCCTACACCAGATCAGGCTTATACCTTTGAGTTGCTTTATTATGAAAGAATCCAACCATTAAGTAGCACAAACCAAACAAATTGGTTGACACAGAATGCTCCAAATGCAATGTTATTTGGCACTTTATTACAGGCTGTGATGTTCTTAAAGAATGATCAAAGAACTATTTTTGAGCAGAAATATCAAGAAGCTATACAAGCACTCAAGACTGAAGATGTCTCTAGGGTTGGAGACAGACAGGCTGTGGCAGTAGATAGCTAAAAGGAAACAAAATGACAACCTATGTTAATCCCTATACTGGTCAAACAATTGATCCCTCACAAGTAGGCTATGAGAGCATAACTATTAGTCAGACTACATTTTTACAGTGGCCCATCAATGGTACGACTGCTGGGGGTGTAGTTGCTAACATTATGGAAGTAACTGCGACCGCTAACAATTTGTTATTGGTCTTACCTACGGCTTTACAGGTATCTGTTGGACAAGCGTTCATAGTTAGAAACGTAGGTACTGGTGGTAACTATTCTTTTACAGTTACAGATTCTTTATCTAACACAATTGTTAATATTCCAATATCTGCGTCAGGAACAAACTCCAATACGTATTACATATATCTCACAAACAACACAACGACTCAGGGTACATGGGCAAGTGTTGCGATGGGTATTGGTACATCTTCTGCGGTGGCGGGGACGCTTGCGGGCAATGGACTGGTTGCAATCAACAACACATTAAATGAAGCTACACAAGTAAATCAATTTACTTCGGCTTATACATTTACCGCTAATGATAGGTCTGACCTTTATGTTTGGACGGGTGGTGCCAATACAGCTACACTTCCACTTGCAGCGACTGTGGGTGCAGGATGGTTTGTTATCATAAAAAATGATGGAACAGGAATACTAACCGTTGCAACTCAAAGCGGTTTTATAGATACAACAGGCACACCCTCTGTACAACTACAGATAGCAAACTCAACTATATTTGTATCGGACGGAACTAATTACTTTACATATGGTTTAACACAAACCAATGTATTTAATTACACTCAGTTGTTAATTAACTTAACTGGTGTTAGTTCACCCTATAACTTAACATCAACGCAAGCTAAAAACGTCATTCAAGAGTACACAGGCACATTAACTGCAAATATGGTTGTTACTGTACCTCCAACAGTACAACTTTATTCATTTCAAAATAAGACAACTGGTGCTTATTCTTTGACATTCAGTGTATATGGTTCTAGTGGAACTTCTATTACTGTTTCATCTGGTCAAACAATATTAACAATTTCTGATGGTACAAACTTATATAATGCAAACTCTGCATCAAGTAGTTCATTGACATCCTTAACCTTGGGTAATGGTTCAGTGACAGCTCCATCTCTTTCATTTAGTTCAGACGCTACAACAGGACTTTATTTATCTGCTACAGGTCAACTATCCGTAGCAGTATCGGGAATCACTGGAGCTACGATTGCATCAACAGGATTAGTTGTTCCAGTTGGAATTAATAGTGGTGCTTTCTAATGACTACCAAAGTTGTTGTCCTTCAGACTAAACCTGGCATTCAAAGGGATGGGACACTGTTTTACTCACCGTCTTATGTAGATGGTCAATGGGTAAGGTTTCAGTATGGCCGACCACGCAAGATGGGTGGATACTATGGATCGTTTTTAAACGCGCCAGATATCAGTAGAGGGATGATTCTACAATCTCAAAATGGTCAAACTTGGGTTATATCAGGATTTGCAAGTAGCCTACAGCAATGGATTATTGCTAATGACCAAGCAATTGGGACAGGCCCAACACAGATTACACCCGTAGGATCAGTTAGTACGGTTTCTATTGTTACGCAAGGTACTGCCTATTCTAATGGTACTTATACCAACGTACCTCTACAAACAGCCAATGGAACTGGAGCTTTAGCCACAGTTATTGTTTCAAGTAATGCAGTAACAACAGTAACAATTACATCAGGTGGTGTTGGGTATTATTATCAACAATCAGTAACATTATTGGCATCTAGCATAGGTGGAACTGGTTCAGGATTTACAGGAATTATTAGCGGATTGTCTACATATGCACCAAATTCAAATACATTGTGGCAGTTTGATTCAGGATTTGATCCTAATGGTACTGGTAATAATAATTTAATAGCTCATCCAGGACAAAATTTACAGTACATTGATAGCACAGTAAATACAAGACCTTTAATTGGTACGTTTACGGGATCAACAGTTAGTCCCGTAGGTTTATTTACAGCAACAGGATCAACCACCAGTGGATCTGCAAGTATAACTTTTGCAACAACCATAGTAGCCATAGGACCAGGTGTTTTAGTATCTGGTACGGGTATACCAGCTAATGCATATGTTGTATCAGCTACAACATCAGGAGGAGTGTGGACGGCTACTATAAGTGCCAATGCTACAGCCTCTGGAACTGTGACATTGACATTTGATAACAACATTAGTGTGTCTGGTGGTGTTGTGATGTTGTATCCCTACCTTTTTGTGTATGGTAATAATGGACTGATTCAGAATTGTTCTGCTGGTAACTTTAATAATTGGACATCTGCGGACTCTAATGCAAACAATGTATCTTCTACTAAGGTTGTCAAGGGATTACCTCTAAGGGGTGGTACAACCTCTCCATCAGGCTTATTTTGGACACTAGATTCTTTGGTGAGAGTATCTTATGCTCCTCAAACTGTGGGGACATCTAGTCTGTATTGGAGATATGACATTGTCAGCCAACAGACATCTATATTGAGTAGCTCATGCGTGATTGAGTATGATGGTATTTTTTACTGGGCTGGTACAGACAGATTCTTGATGTATAACGGTGTTGTACAAGAAGTTCCAAATTCACAAAATCAAAACTGGTTTTTTGATGGACTTAATATTAGTCAACGTCAAAAAGTATGGGTAAGTAAAGTTCCTAGGTGGGGTGAGATATGGTGGTTCTACCCAAGGGGGACTGCGACTGAGTGTAATGACGCAATCATTTATAACGTACGAGAACAGTCTTGGTATGACGCAGGTCAATCAATAGGGGCTAATAGATCTGCGGGGACGTTCTCAGAGGTATTTAGAAAACCTATTTGGGCGGATAATCAAAAAAATACAACAAGTAATTACACTTTATGGTCTCACGAAACAGGAACAGATGTTGTTTACTTAAGTAATGTCAATGCAATTAACTCTTACTTTGAGAGTAATGTTATAGGTAGTGACAATGGATTAGTAGGATCTGCACAAGGTGGTGATAACTTGTGGACAAGATTAGAGAGGGTTGAGCCCGACTTTGTCCAAACTGGCAATATGACAATGACTGTTACTGGTAAGGGTTATGCTGATGATACAGATCAAGTATCCACGCCTTATCCATTTACTCCTACTACTCTCAAGATAGACTTAAAAGAACAGCGTAGAGAGATGAGAATAAGATTCACAAGTAACACTCAAAATGGAAATTATTTCATGGGTAGAGTTATTCTCAATGTTGAGACTGGTGATGTACGTGGAAC